GTGCATCGCGGCGTACTTGACGTGGTGGGCCTTGGCGGCATCGGACAGCCCGGCCTGCCGGGCGGCGGCGGAGTGCAGCCGGGCGGCGGCCAGGTGCTGGAAGTCGGACGCCCTGCGGCCGGACAGCTTCTGGCTGGCCCGGTTGGCCGCCTCGCTCATCGTCAGCCGGGAGCCGACCCGGGTGCTGGCCCCGGACCGCTTGGCGATCGAGGCGGACATGCGCCGGGTGTGGGTGGCGCTGCTGACTTTGCTGCCAGGGCGGCCGGTGCCGTGGTACACCCAGCCGTGCGTGTAGCCGTGGGGGCCAACCAGGTCAATGAGGGGGTTGCCCATCCCGCCCGCGCCTTCCGGTCAGTAAATGACCGGCACGCAAAGCGGGGTCCGCGCCGTTAGTGGATCAGCGTAGGTGTACTTACAGGCAGGTGGGAAGCTCAGTCGTCGGTGTCGCTGTCAGGCTCGGGCTCCTGGCATGCGACAGCCTGGGTGTGCCACTGGGCATACCCATGCTCAAAGTGGGTGCTGTTGTCGTCGTTTGCCATTCCTGCGCCTTCTGTCACGTGCGGCGGCCAGAAGCCGTTGCCGCTCTTGAAATGGTACGCGCCGCCGATGGCCCTGGTGTACGCGCCGACCTGCTCCACCAGATCAACGCTGTCCACGATGGCTACCGGGTCGATGTCGATCCGGCCCTGGTCATCGTCGTGGAACACGCCGAGGTAGAAGCCGCGCCGCTCCAGCGCCGGGCGGAACAGATCCTTGGCCCGGTCCATCGCCCGGCTGAACTGCTCGTAGCTCGCGCCCTCGGGAATGCTGACGGTATACATGCCGCGGGGCTTGACGCTGATCGCATACAGGTCCGCGCCCTGCGGCAGCGGCTCGCCTGTGTCGGTGTCGATCGTCTCGCCGCCCCAGGACTTGCGGGCCTCGGCGTAGGACCGCTGCTTGACGGCATCCCAGCCCGGTGGCTCCAGCCCGACGATCGGGGCTCGGTGGTTCTTGGCCTGGTCGATCCACTGGTTGCCCTTGCGGGCCAGGGCCTGGAACTCGGCCGAGGTCACCGCCCGGCTATCACCGCGTGCGCCTTCCTCCCCGATCTCGGGATAGGTGCGAGTGGCCTGCTTAGCGGCGAGGGTCTGCTGGTACTCCTGCTCGCGGCGGTGCGCAGCCAGCCGCCCGGCGTCCTCGCGCTCGCGTCCGCTGCCCGCTGAGCCGAACGTGCCCTTGCTGCGGACCGTGCCGCGGTGGCCAGACTCGGGAAGCTCGTTGTAGTACGGGTCCAGCGGGTGCAGGCCCTTGGTCCAACGGCCGTGCCGGTCCCGGGGCTCATGGGGATCGAAAGCCAGGTCCAGCGCCTGGGCGGCCAGGCTGCCGTCAGGGAAAGGGGGTGGCTCCAGCAGTTGGGCGGCCATCGAGTCGCCGCCCACCAGTTCGATGATCTGAGCCAGCAGCGCTAGCTGGGACATCGCTATCGGGCCGGGCTCTTGCGGCGGCGGGGCCGACACGCCGGGCACCGTGGTGATGCCGTGCTGCGCGGCATAGGCTTCCCAGGCTTTCCAGGCGTTCTGGAGCCCGGTGATCCGGCCCTTGGCCAGGGCTTTCGATTCCTTGCCCCGCCCCGGGTCGCCGTGCTCCATCAGCCAGCGGTCGCGGGCCTCGTTGGCCTGGACCTGCATCAGCCAGGTGATCGCCTGTAGCTCATGCGGCTTCATCAGCACGCCCTCGCGCTCGCTGATGATCTTGGCGGCCTGGCGGTACTGGTCGGCCACGTACTCATGCTGGCGCTGGTCCCCGATCGGTGCGCCCTCGCCGTAGTTGGCCCCGCGGATCGTGCCGCCTGCGGCGATGTTGACCGCGTGCGTGTCGATCACCACGTGCCCGTAGGGGTCGTCGGGGGAGTCGTCACCGCGGGCGATCAGGCGGCCGAAGCTGTGCGTCTTGGCCGTGGTCATCAGTTCCTCGATGGACCCGCCGTCCATCGCCTTCTGGGCCTTGGCCTTCTGATCGGCGGACACCATGACGCCCTCGCCAGGGCCGACCGGATCGCCACGGCGGACCGACTCGTAGGCGTTCATCATGTTGATCGGCCAGCGGGTCTGCGGGGAGTAGGTGGACAGCAGGATGCCGCCCATTTCCCGGTTGCCCCCGGCGAGCATCCCGGCGAAGTCGCTGACCGCGGAGTACCAGCGGCGGCCCTGCGCCCGGGTGCCCTCATCGGCCTTGTCGTAGACGTCGATGATGTTCTGCGGGCTGATCGGGTGGGCCTGCCAGAACGGGTGGTCGGCCGGGTTGCGGGTGCCGGACTTGGCGATCAGCCGCCGCGGGTCGGGCACGACGTAGCGGTCCACGCTGCCCTCGGGGCCTGGCGCTGGACGGGGATACTCGCCGCGGTCTGCCCGCAGGCTGGCCGGGGTGTCGATCCACTCGCCGTCCGGCCCGCGCAGTTCGTGCATCCAGGCGGGGTTGCCCAGGTCGATCTCATCGTCAACGGCCCAGCCGTAGCCGAGCACATCGGCCATCGACGTCACTTGAGCGACCTCAGTTGCGCGATGTCGGCGCGCAGCGTGGCTTCCAGGGCGGCGATCTTGCCGTGGATCGTGGCCGCGCTCATCCCGGGCTTGCGGGCCTTGGTGCTGCCTGCGGCCCCGGGCTTGGCGGCGCTGGCCTTGGCCTGCGCGGCCTGCTTGGCCGAGGTCGCGCCCGCGCCGGTCTTGCGCGGCGCGCTGGACCGGGACTTGCCAGGCAGTTGCGCCCGCAGCGCGGCAATCTGCTGGTGCAGGCTGGCGATCTGCCGGACCAGATGTGCCCGCTGCTGCCGGTCGCCGCGCTTGTCGGCACGCTGGGCGGCCTGCTGTTGCTTGCCCTGGCCCGCGCCGCTGGCCGTGGTGAACTGGCCGGTGGGTGCGTGGTAGGGGTTGAACAGGTCGATGACCGCGCCCGGGTCGTCGCAGGCTAGCTCGATCAGGACGTCAGCCACCGTCCAGTCGTTGGCATGGCTCATCTTGGCCCTCGCTTGCCTGGCAACCTCGCCCGCCTCGGCGCGGGTGGCCGCGCCGCGGACCTCGGGGTGGCGGCTGCGCACCGACCACTTGCGGATCGCGGCGCGGGCGATGGCATACGCCTTGTCCGGCCGCATGCCACGCTTCTCGATCAGCGCCTTGACCACCTGCTGGAGGTAGGCGGTGTGGCCCATCCCCTTGACCCGGTAGAGCCCTGGCCCACCGGGCCTGCCCCGCGGCGCTGGCGTGCGCTCAAGCATCGCGGTCCGGGCGGACAGCAGGATGGCCGGGCTGCTGTTGGCCAGCCCACCCGGTGCCCGCTCCAGGCCCTGGCTGATGCGCTGCTGCCGGGCCTTGGCCCGCTGTTCGTCGGGAGTGTCCCGGTGCGTGTGCCCGGGGTAGCGGCCGGACCCGTGCTGCATCCGGTGCAGGGCAGTCATCGACCGGGTGTCGTAGCCCACCTGCTCCACCGCATCCTTGCCGAGCCCGTGGCCGCCTTCCTCGGGCGGGGCGATCATGTGATCACGCATTTCCGACCAGTGCGCGGCCTGGTGCGCCACCGGGTCGGTGCCGGGCGGCGCGGGGCCGACGTGCACCCAGCCGTGGACGTAACCGTGCGGGCCGACAAGATCCATTACGCGATTCCCGTAATGATCTTGGGATGCGACGAACGTCCCGTGGGCGGACTGGCCGACCGTCAGGAACTCGGGCGGCGGCCGGTGGAACGGCTCCATCGGCTCGGGCTCGCCGCGCTCGGCACGGGCCATCGAGGCGGTGCGCTCGTTGCGGGCCTGGATGTCCTCGATGTCCTCCACGGCCAGCCGGTGCCGGTTGATCTGGTGCATGTGGTGCTTGGCATCGGCGTGGCCGTCGTCATCGAGGATGCCGTGCCGGAACAGGGACTGCGGGGTGAGCATGAACATCGCGGCGTCCAGGTGCCGCTTGGCGCTGTCAGTCCGGCCCGCCTCGGTGAGCCGGGCGGCATCGCGCAGGTGGTCCCCGGCCATCATTTCCGGGTGGTGATCGTCCAGCAGCCCTGCGGTGGCCCGCATCTGCCGGGCGGCCTTGGCCTTGGGCTCAGCCACAGCGATCAGCCGCGCCATGGGCACCCCGCTCTCGTGCCAGGGCTAGCGGGGAAAGCCCTCGATCCCGACCAGTATGGCTCAGCCGAACAGGCTGCGCCACAAGCTGGTGAACGCTCTGGCGACTGCCTGGACGGCCCTTACGCCAAAGGGGGCACGTCGGGCGGCGGCGAGTCCACCGGCACGTCGGGCGGCGGCGCGTCAGGCGTGGTGGTGGGGTCGGTGGCCACGGGAACGTCGATGGGGGTGTCAGGCGGCAGATCCGGCGTGGCCGGGTCGGTGATCGGCGTGGTGGGGTCCGGCGCGGGGTCCGGGGGAGCGGGCACCGGCTGGATGGGATCGCTGGGCACCTGCGGCGTCAGGCCGTCCAGGGTGTCAGCAGCGGCCCCGACCGACGCCAGCGCGTTCAGCGCCGGGGTGAAGTCCAGCGGAGCCTGCTGGTTGTCCGCGATCCACTGGGCCAGCATCTGCTGCGCCGAGGTGACGTGCGTGGCTACCGCGTTCATCCCGTCAGCCAGGTTCTGGATCTGCCCCTGCTCTGCTGCTGCCATGCTCATGAGAACTCCCAGCTTCGTGTCGATGGCGGCCAGCGCGTCCACGATGACCTGGGGGAGCACGTCGTCAGTGTTGACCAGAACAGGCGGCTCAGCCGTCATGTCGATGATCAGGTATCTCCCCGGCACGGTGGCCACGGTAGCAGGCTGTCATGCAGGTGCAAAGACCCCCGCCCGCTCCAGCCTGCGGGCCACGCGGCGGGACACCGTGGTCGGCAGGCCCTGGCCGCCGCCGAGCAGCGCAGCGCCCCTGATAGGCGGGCCGGGCCAGCAGCGGCAGTGCGGGTGGACCGCGCCGGGGAAGCCGATGGCGGGCATGTCGTCGGCGCGGAAGTTGTGCCGGTTGGCCTTGCGGCATTCAGGTGACGTCTTGCGGTCGTTCACCGCGTACCAGCCGAGCAGCGGCCCGTAGTCCATCACCCGGGAATCCACCACGGCGGCAGCCTGCATCCGGTTCCAGACCGCCTCCTGGTGCTGGCCGTACCAGCGCCGCTCCAGGGCCATCTGCTGCAATAGCTCGCGGGGGTCGGCCCCGCCCGCGGCCACCCGGGCCAGCACCTCGTTGAAGCGGCGGGATGAGTTGACCATGAACTGGGCGCGGCGGATCAGGTTGAGCCGGGCGATCTGCGCGGTGGCCGGGCCGTAGAAGCCGGTCCGGTCCGGTGGCCGGTCCATCACCACGCCGAGCGCGGCGAACAGGGCTTCCCTGCGGATCTTGGCCGCCAGGAACACCGGGGCCAGCAGCGCCGCCGCCTCGGCCACGGTGTACGCCGTGGCGAGCACCGCGGCAGCGGCCACGGCGAGGTTGCCCTGCTGCGGCGGCTGCTGCGGCTGCTGCGGCGGCGGGGTGGTCATGCCTTGGGCGGGACCTGCGGGTACGCGCTGTGCGCAAGCTGCTCAGCCGGTGCGGCTGGCGGCTCGGGCAGCGGCACGTCCTGGGTCGTCCGGGCGGCTGGCCGGGCAGGCAGCGACTCCACCGGGACCGCCGCCGCCACGGTCTGCGCGGCTGAGTCCAGCGCGGGCAGCAGGTCCGGGCGGTGGGTGTGCGGCAGCAGCCAGGCGATCACCGTGCCGAGCAGCCAGGCGATCAGGAACGGCAGTTGCTCGCGCAGCGTGACCGGCATCGCGCTTTCCAGGTTGGGCACGTAGAAGAACAGCGCCCAGGCGATGTAGCCAGCGACGATGAAGGCGAAGGACCCTCCGCCTGTCTTTGTCTCGATCAGGCTGTTGGTGGGTGTGCTCATGCCATCCTCCCCGGGGGCGGGATCATCGGCGGCTTGGCCGGTGGCCGTGGCGGCTGCCGCTGCTGGCCGGGCTGTGGAGCCTGGCCAGCCCCCGCAGGACGCAGCGGAGGCTGACCAGCCAGGTGACGCTGCATCATGCCTGCGGCAGCGCCCGCCATCCCGTTGAGCGCGCCAAGCTGGCCTGCGGCCTGGGGCGGCATGCCTGGCGGGGCAGCGGCGGCAAGCTGCTCGGCGCGCTGGTTGGCGGTGGACTTGAGCGCCTGGTGCACCTGGTCGATGTCCAGTTGCAGAATGCTCGCCATGCGCTCGGTGATCAGGTCCAGGATCTGGAGCGGGATGTGCAGCGCCGGGGCGGCGGCCAGGGTGGAGAACATCGTCAGCAGGGCCTGCGCCTGCTCATCCTGGAGCGGGCCGAACTTCCAGGTCGGCAGCGCGGCCTGGGTGCCGAAGTTGAGCACGATCAGCGGCCGGATCAGGTCGTAGTTGATCGTCTCCGCGATCTCTTTGGCCACGGCCTGGCGGGACTTGAGGTAGAAGCTGGACTGGTCCTGGGACAGGGCGTAGCTGCCCCGCCCGCCCGTGGCCGCGCCGGTCAGCGCCATGAAGCCCGCGAGCACGCTGTGGGTCTGCCAGGACTCCAGCCAGCCCATCGCCTTCTCAAACATTTCGCTGGGTCCGCCCGTGGATTCCAGCACCTCAAAGGACTTCTGGCCGTCCGCGGGATGGACCAGGCCGACCACGCCGGAGGACTTGAGGCTGGCGATGTCGTCGGCGCGCTGGTTGGCCTCGGGCTGGTCGTTGCCGTAGACGATCGTGCGGGGCAGCGCCTGGTTCTCCAGGAAGTGATACCACAGGTAGAGCAACTTGAGCTTCGTCTGGTAACACCAGTAGCAGATGTCCATTTCGGACGTGCCGGTCAGCGGCTCGCGGTGCTTGCCGTTGGTGTGGATGAAGCTCCTGACCTGCGGGATGTCCACGTAGCCGGGGATCTTCTGGCCGCGGGTCATGCCCATGTTGCCGCCCGCCAGCCAGATCTGCTGCCTAAAGCCGTTCTTGGCCCCGGTGCGGGCGTTGTAGCGGGCCTGGCAGGTGGCGATCGGCCGGAACGCGACCTTGCGCATGATCACCTTGCCGTCGTCCCTGATGTCCCACACCTTCTCGAAGAACGATCGCCGGAACACCTGGGCGCTGGTGATCTGGCCGACAAGCTGCTGAATGGGCGTGCTCATCCCGTTGTTAATGTCCGGGGTCATCAGCACTTCATTGGCGAACTCGGCTTCGCCTTTATCGTCCTTGGCCGGGTTGATGAAATAGTCCGCCTCGCGGATTGGCAGCGTCAGCACCATTTCGATTGCCGAGCAGATGCCGTCGCGGCGGAACATGTCTTTCATTTCCCGGGCGGTCCAGTCG